TGACTGACCGCGCCGTTATGGGTCATTGTTCCGGTGTGCAAGCAATTTTCTACGTATGCAATCCCACCGCGCGAGACAGACCAAGGCACCTCACAGTTGTTAAACGTGATGCGCTCGTTAGCCCCAAACCCGCCAATGTTGGAGTTGCATCCGTAGTAAGAGCGAATGCCACCTGTTGCTCCGTCAATAATCCCGCCCTTTATATCCAGGCGAAGCCCTCGAAAATCGAAGGGGTATGGCGTATTCGCTGCGTGAAGGTTCCTACACGTCACATTTCCGCCGTACCAATAAACAATCCCATTTTGCGACCAATTGGCAAATTTGATGCTCTGAAAACCTATGTTTAGAAACCCGTTTTCAGAATTGCTGAGACCGCCGCGCATTGCCGCGTAGGTTGCGTTGCCTGTCCCGCTCCAAACAGTTTCAGGCACCGCGCCCAGCCCCCCGGCAGAACGACCGAAAACCTCAAGTGGATACCTGAAGTACGGCACCTTGCTGATCACAATCCCCGCATCGGTAAATGTTCCGGCCTCCATTTGAATTCTCCAGCGCCCATCCGCCGACTTGCTACCCAGTGCAAGCATGCGCGCCCATGCGGATCCAAACGTGGTGCCTTGTGCTGCTGTTCTCCCGTCCGCTTGCGCGCTTCCATCGTTAGTGCAGTAAATCACAACCAGTTGTGAGTTGCCTTTAGGGTTTGCGTGCCACGTGGAGCCATCTTGAAGGATGCTCCACGTCCCGTTAGTTGTAACATCCCACAGGTTCGGCACGTTTCCCGTGGCCAAGTATTGACCACCGCCGCGCAAGGACCGGCCTGCAATAAAGCAGTAAGCCACAGAGCCCACAAGCGCTGCTTGCATGTCTGTCGTGCCGGGGGTTGTGTTCGCCGCCCAGTGATCGGGGTACACGTCACCGTCAGGCGCCCATCTTTGCCCGTCTGCTGTGGTTAGCGCCGAGCTTGAAGCGTCGCGCTTGTACGCCAGCAACCCAACACCGCTACGAACAAATAGAATATCCTGAGCATCTGGCACATTCAGCAGCAGCGCCTCGGCCCGCGTTGGTGCGTATGTTGCCCCGTCATTGGACGGCGTAATGTCCACAGTCCAAGTGACGGTCCCCGACCCCGTTGACGCTGCCACGGTGTAAGTGTCCCGCTCTGCAAAGAATTGGACAAACGCAGTAGTCGCGTCAGCGTTAAACGGGTTTGTAATTGCGGTGCGCGATACATCAGAAAACAGAGTCGCCAGCGCGCCATCTGACGCGCGCCGGACCTCAACTTCAGCGCCCGGCACAACGTCCCCAGCCGCGTCTACAATCGTTGCATTAAATGAACCAAGGGCCATGCCTTAAACTCCGATAAGTGTATCTTGAATAACAAACGCGCCAACCTTGCTCGAGCTGATATTGCTCATGTCAGTTGCTCTGTCGGGGCCGTGTAGGGTGGCAGTGCAATATCTCCATCCTGCGTCACTAGCAGCGGCTCGGGGAATAGCGTTTCTTGCGGGGCGTTCGCGCCATGGGGCAGCAGCAGCGTCAGGTGCAGCACGCCGTCGACGCGCGTCACGTCGGAATCCAGCATGTCACAGTCCACCGCATCGCGGGGCCTTGTGTCGCCATCCTTCAGGGGGCCAAAGTCAAACGCCACCCCGTTGATGACCAGCGCCGTGCCGACCCGCCGCAAGGTCAGCGCTCGGTCGATACGAATTGGTGAAAAGCTTATCAGCATATTCGCCTCCATTAGAACCACCGCCCGCGCGCGGTCACTGTGTAAAGAAAAGAGCTAACGCTATTAAGGTTGGTCAAACCAAAAGACGCCTGCGTGGTAGACATAGAGTCCCGGTAGGTCGCCATTGACAAGGCCGGAATAGACCCGTTTGCCACGGACGCCCGTTGCGCTGTAAAGTCAATGTGGACATCAATCGCACTGATAAATGCAGCGGGATAGGTCCACGTGAAATCTTGCGTCGCGTCTTTCGCGATTGACTGGTTGGAGGTATTTCTCAATCTGCACATCTGCGTGCCGTCCGCAAACCTCACATACGTGCCGTTTGCGTTAGTGCCGCTTTCAAATGCCGCCCCGGTCGGAACGCCAGCCGTCTGGCTAACCGTCCCGAGAATGTTTTTGCGAGCATAGAGGCGCCCGCGATCAACACCGCCCTCAGCCAGCCCTAGTTGATCCGCGCCAATGCGGTAGAACCCCGTGTTTGGGTCAGACGCAAACGCTATGGACGGCGCCGCCGCAGATCCGTTTGCAATTTCTCTAGTAAGTGGCGGCTCAAACGCAGATACAACGTCTACTGTCCAAGTGACAGTCCCCGACCCCGTTGACGCTGCAACTGTATACGTCCCCCGCTCTGCAAAGAACTGGGCAAACGCAGTAGTCCCGTCAGCGTTAAACGGGTTGGCCATTGCAGTCCCAGCCGCGTTAGAAAACAGAGTCGCAAGGCCATTGTCTGACGTGCGCCGGACTTGGACTTGCGCATTTGGCACAACGTCGCCTGCCGTGTTTACGATTGTAGCGTTAAATGAACCAAGTGGCATAGCTTAAACCCCAATAAGTGTGTCTTGAATAACAAACGCGCCTGCAGCAACAGTTTGAAATTGTGCATCGGCGTTGGTTATCCGGCACTCGTAATAGTATTTTTTTGGAGTCAAGTTTGTTTCTGTGTCGGTTATCAAAGTGAACCCTTGGCTGTTAGTGGCCAGTGTGATCTGACCGGAGCTTAATGTTTTTGTGATAAGAGACGGGCCTTTTGTTGACTCAGCAATTGTAAAGGTTATTTCGTTTGCCCCCGAAACATCAATGGGGCGGCCTTCAACGTTTACAAAATTAATGACAATTCTTCCGTCATTTTTTCGCGGCCAATCAACTTGACCCGTTTCAACCTTGGCCATGGGACCGCACTCCATTCTAAATTTGGCGCGGATTGCCCGCTCGTCGTTGCGTTTAAACGTTAGGCAATACACTAGGCCGCGCAAAGCGTCAGATATCACCATTTGGTTAGAGATTACAGGGCTTGGCATTCTCGCTCCATGATTGATAGTTGAGATTCAAGCTCTGCAATTCTTGCAGCCTGAATTTTGCAGGGGCGGTCAACCGTGTTGGTCTGAATAACCTCTACCATGAAATTAACCTCTTTGACCCGTTCAACCTCTACGATCTTGTCAACGTAGCGAATGGCCTCTACGGGAACCTTTACGATCTTATCAACGTAGCGAATTGCCTCTACGGGAACCTCCACGATCTTATTAACGTAGCGAATGACCTCTACGGGAACCTCTACGATCTTATCACGCGGACGAATTGCCTGCGCAAGCTTGGCTTGCAGGTCCCGAATGTCTCGCTTTAGCTGTTCTTCTCTATCGCTCATGTTCTCACCTGCATGGCGGCGATAAAAAGCGCATCAATCTGCTCTGGCGTAAACCCGTTATCCCCGCCAAGCGAGGCAATTAACGGGTTATTGCGCGTGATTACTGTCGCATATTCCCAAACGATTGACGCCTGCGGATCGCCGTCCGCAATCGCCTGCACCTGATCCAGCACGCCCGCCGCCAAAAGTGCCAGCCGCATTTGGGCAGGGCTGCACTGCATGGCCGCGCGGGCATTGGCTAACGCATCTTGCGCAGACGGCGCCACGTGTGCAGTCGCGGTTGGTGATAGATCGCCCCATAGATCGTGCCCCGGCTCCACGATAACTCCAGACCCATCATTGCGGGTTGCCAAGATTGCGTCTTGTTCGGCGGATATATACTCTACACTTCTAAACATCACCCGCCCCCATTTATGCGCAATGCGCTGGTGTAAGCCTCTGCGTGCGCCGTTATTTCCGGCGACGCTCCGGACCCGCCTTCTAGGCTAAGGTATATCACATCGCCGGTCAAAACAGTAACATCAATTGTTGTCGTGGCAGACACGCTATTCAGGGCTACAGGGCTTCCGCCCAAACGCACCCTCACAAAAGATGCCCGTGCTGTACCTAGCTGTGACGCCACAACCGCCCTAAACCGAACCACCCCAAAGGCAACGGCCCTGTAATGTGATTGCGGGACGGTGACAGCTTCATCAGTGTTAACACTGGCAGACTCAGACGCCCAAAGCAAAACATCTCCAGCAACAGACCCCGAAAACGCCCCTACCTGAATACGAGGCGCACCTGTTGCGCCTTCGGCAATCGCAACCGGATTTGCAGCTAATGCCGCAGCAAGCGTAGCCGTTGCGGGGCTATCTGCGTCCACTTCACTTGCGGCGATCGTTCTATAGGTTGCCATTTGTCCGCCTTAAAACATTATATAGGGGCCGCTTCCGTCGGAGAATACACCAGAACCCCCCACGAAGTAAGTGCCTTTAGCTTTCTGCGCCGCGCTGGATGCATCATAATTTGGGCGCGCGTCTTCAGCGATAAAGCCATATCGGCCCGGAAACTCAAAAGTGCGCGCGCTGATCCGCAGATTAGACCCCGAATTGACTTCATCAACCGCCGTGATTTGCATAACCGTGGGCAGGCTTGATCCGTCCTCCGATTGGAGCGCGCGGGTGTCGAGCCGAATAAGCGCCGCCAACTTCACTAAGTCGCGGTCCTTCACGTCTACATCAAACTGAATTTCTTTCGGAATGTCGCGGTATCTGTTTTGCAGACGTGAGGCCACTGCGCCCGCCACGCTGTCATCGCCCGCGCCAAGCCACCGGCTAAACACCTCAAAGGCCGAAACTTGGTTGTATTCGTTCGGCCCCTCGCTGCTCGCGTCCAGCGGGACAAAGACGCGGCGGAAGTTAGCGCCGCCGGTTGGCGACCCGGTAACGTCAATCTGGCCGTGCCAAAATAAGACGCGGCTAATACGAGCATCAGTCAGATCCTTGCTGCCTAAGCTGCCCTCGATAATAGACGCGCGGTCCGTAATGTCGGGTATTGTTTCGTCAAAGTCAGCAGGGCGGTTTGCGCGCATGCGGATAAGCTGCGCCACATCATCCCACCAAAACACCACGCCAAAATGGCATAGTTCTGTGATAATGTCCAGCGCGCCAGTGGGCTTTGTGATTACAGCGTTAAGTAAAAATCCCTGAAGCCACCTGCTTGCCTCCGCGTCCCAATTTGGCGTGTCCGGAAAAGATGGGTCAGCCTTGCAAAAGTTTACAAGTACATCCTCCGCTATTGCTGGGATCGTCTGGCCCTCCACAACATAGCACTGCTGGAATAAATCACCCTCAGAATGACTGGCAGCGTCGGACCCGTTCAGCCCGCGCCCCGTGATCGTGATAATATCACCCGCCCGCGTGAACGTGACCACCTCGCTGCCGATCGACGCCTTGCTGCTTGCCGCGTAATCATCACCAACGGTAGGCGGGGTGAGCGTTACCGTGCCCAGATACGAATCCGAGATGTCCGCGCCTAGCTTCCCTTGGCTTGGGGCTGGCACAAGCGCCTTTTTATTGTCAGCAAGGTCCAGCACGTCCTTGGCAATGATTGTGACGCGCCCGTTAATGTCCGGCCCGTCCCATTCATCTATGATATAGTTTCGCGTAACCATGCTGGCCAATGCCTGCCCAACATAGCCCTCCTTTACTCGCAGCGCCCTGCCCACATAGTAGGGAAACCGCGCCCGCAAACGTCCAAAGAACGTGCCGCGCCCGTATGGGTCATACCCTACGCCGCTGGCCAGTGCTGCGCCGCTCTGTCGTTGCGACTGGTACTTATCAAGCAGCAGGTCGCTTTCTAGGAAGTCCTGCAGGTTAATCGTGACCCGCGCCCGCTTGCCTAACGCGCCCGTGCGGCTGTCAGACCCGCCAAGATTGATTGTCGCAGGATTGGTAGTAACCGGCCCCGACATAGCAGGGTAAACCAGCACGCCGCCGGGTATGCCGCTTTGGTTCATTGCAAAACGGATTGTCTTTGTCCCCTTGGCAAAATTCGGCTTGTCTTGGCACGTCTTGAAGGTGTTAAAGCACTTCGCCGCGCCGTCAGTTCCGAGAACAGCGGTGCAAGCGCCTGCGCCATAGACCAGATCACAATAATCAATGTCGATCTCTACAATTTGCAGCGGCTCAAGACTAAGCGTCATCGTAAAACCTCATAGCCATATCAAACGCCATTCGCGCTTTGGGTCCGGTGTTGCTTGGGGCAATTACGCCGCCCGACCGCCAAGCATAAAATAGATCGCCGTATTTCGTTGGGCGCCATGCCCAGAAGAACCCGCCGCCCGTATTGAAGTGACGCTGAAACGCCTTCCAAGCATCCGCGCGCAGATAGCTATCCTCCACCAGCGTCAGGGACGCCGCCGCAGTCGATCCCTTGCGCACCACAGAAGACCCAAGCAGGTTCCCGCCCTCAGACACCCGCGATTGCAGATCAACCACGTTCGCCGTAATTGGTGGCGCATAGCCCTGATATATTGTGCGAGGCAACGTGACGGGATTGCCCAGAAAGAACACGCCGATTTCAAGGTTGGCAGTAACGCTTGTGGCGTATATCCGCCAAAACCGCGCCGACACCGCAGTAAAATAAAACGCCACCGCCTGATTGTCCGCCGGAATTGCCACCCCAGATCCGCTATCGCTCCATGCGTCGCCTGCCAAAACCTTGTACTGGATGCGAAACGCGCCCGCTACATCGCCCGCATTGTGCGCGGCGACCGAGGCAAAAGAGATGGATGTATTGCTGCCCAAGTCTATTTCTATCGTTACTTGGCTGGATGCTGGAGCAATTACCGCCCGATCATACGTCGTGCCGGTGACTGCAAACGCCCGCGACTGAACCGCCGTTCCGATACCTGTCGGGGATGTACCAGACGCCAGATTATCCCACGCTATAACGGGATTGTTTGACGTTCCTGCTGTGGATAGTGCCGATGCCAAGCCGGGGCTGATATAAATGCTCATGTTGCAAAACTCACTCTAAGGCCACGGTCTCTAAGGCCACGATCCCCGGCTTCGTCTTGCAGCTTGTCAAACAGGCTTGTGATCATGCTGCCGTTAAACAGGTCCTTGGGGCCAAAGCCCGTTATCCGCACTTCTAGCGGGGCTTGTGGTGGGGCTGCCGGTGCGCCGCCCGCACTCCCCCCGCCGCCGCCGCTGCTGGAACCGCTTGGGCTACTCATGTTCATTGCTGCCGATGCGATGGCAATCCCGGTTTGGATTGCGCCATATGCTGCTATACGTGCCGCCGCTGGAGGCCCTGCGATTGGACCAAGTTCAGCAAGCGCCCTGACCGATGCTGCGGCAGTATTGGCTTGTATTTCCGCAACCCGCTGGGCTGCGTTTACAGCTACCGCAGCCTTTGCTAGTATTTTATTTTTTTGCCCGAACATCTGCATTAAACCCAATACTGACCCAATTGTGTTTTTTCGCATTTCGATTTCGACCTTGCTGGCGTCACCTTGCAACTCTGCAATTTTCTCTAGATGCTCGGCCTCAAGGCGTAGCTTTTGTTCGTCATATTCCGCGCGCGTAATCAACTCCGCGTCAAGAGCCTCCCGCAATGTTTCATCGCCCGCCTCATACCATTCCTGCACAGTCTCGGCTTCGGTCATCATGCCCTGCGTCAATGCTTTGAGGCGCGCCTGCATATCGTTTGTGACCGCGCCTGCGCTGCCTACGCCGCCGCCGCCTGTGACTACCGTTGGTAGACCATCAATAGTTATCGTTTCTGGCAGTGGGTTTGTAACCGTTGAGAAGTCAGAGCCAGTTACCGCGTTGGCCGCTACCTTACGGTCACGTATGGCTTGTTCCAGTGCTTTTTCAGCTTGGATCATATCTCGCATTTTAGATGCTTCGATTGCGGATAGCCGCGCTTCGGCCTCCATCGTCAACATCCCGCCCATGCCCTCAACGTTAGACCGGACGGTCGCCACTTGTGCCTTTGCCTTGGCAATTTCAGCCTTGGCCGCTTCATATGCGGATGCAGCGAGCTTATGATTGTCTTTGGCGAGATCAATGGCAGCTTTGCCCGCAGATGGCGCTGCTGTTGTGTAGAACACTCCAAGAGCCGCATTAAGTGCCGTTGTCCCTGCTGCTGCATTGTAGGTTCCAACCGAGGAATCATCCGCCGCCCCGCGCCACTTCGATAGCGCAATTAGCGCCACGCCCAAAAGTGCTGCAACAATGGTGATTGGCCCACCCAAAGCTGCCATCGCGATAGCAAGTCCACCCGTCACAATGGTCACGGCCTCAACGTTCTGCGAAAGAAAAACCATGCCTTCCGCCAACCCAGCCGCAGCGCCCGCAATCATGGAAAGGCCAGACGCCGCAGCGCCCATAAAGTCCTCTGACAATATGACCTCTGCAAGCTGGCCGAACGCGGCGACAACGCGCTGAATCGCCTCCTGCGTAGCCTCTGACCTAGCAATAGCGTTGAACCGGTCTGCCATCACCTGAAGCACGGGCGCAACCTCCGCCGCTAGCATTTGCGACAGGCCCTGAAAAACCAATGACATGCGCGCGATTGCGTCGTTTGCGCTTTCAATGCCCGCCGTTTGCGCATCGGTTAATTCAAGCCCGAACGCCGTGACCTCCTCGCGCGCAGAGCGAATAGCGTCCCCGCCTTGGATCATCAGGAGCGCCATGTTCCGCGACCGCACGCCAAGGTCCCGCAGGATGTCGGACGCTTGTGACGAAGACAGCCCCAACTCCTTAACGCGGTCAGCGATTGCCGCCATCCGGTCGTCTGTATCAAGCGCGCTTAGAGCCGCCGCAGACATGCCCAGCTTTTCAAGCGCCTTAGCCGCTGGTGAACCCGCCTCATTCGCGCTGGCCAGCTCGCGGTTAAGCGTCTGCATTGAGGTGTTAGCCTCGCCTACAGATACACCAGCATAGCCAGCCGCGATCTGAACAGCAGTAAGCGCGTTTACGGTGCCGTCCATCGACCGCGCAAGCTTTACGTTGGTGTCTACGTTGCGCAGGCCTGCAGCGGTCATTGCTGCCAGTCCGCCAACAACAGCAACAGCCGCCACCCCCGCAGCAACGCCTAGCTTTTTAAGGCCAGCGCCCGCTTTGCCCAGCGCGCTATCTAGCCCGCTAGAATCGCCGTTGATCTTAACTAGGAGTGGGGGCAGTGCCATGCTTTTTTGCTTCCATCTCGGCGCGTAGGGCTGCGCTGTCTGCCTTTATCGCGTCCAGTTCGTGTTCGCTCATTCCGCCCGCGTAGTCTGTTTTTTGGTGCGGGCGCTTCCACTCAAACTCGTGCAAGATTTCTGAAATGGTCATCCCCCATATATCACCCGGCGATATATCCCACCCACGGCAGATGCAGTAAAGCGTATTCAGGTCGTGGTCTTCCGGTTCGCCTTGCGCTTCTTGTTCGAGGGCAGCGCCTTTTGGCCCTCTGGCTTTTTTCCAAAGTCCACACTCGGCAGCACGGATGAAATATAAGCCTTTTGAAAGCTGAGTATTTCTGCTATATCGCCACCAGACAAAAAGCCGTAGCTGTCCTCCTCAGTGCATTGCCCACCAGATGCGCGGACTATTTCACAATGCGCCGTTGCCAAGTCCTCAAGATCAACGCCGCCGTGTACGCATTTGTTTGCCAGCGCCACGTTATTAATCCCATGGCGCATGATACGTTTTAGCAATGCCACCGAGGGAACAAACGTAATGATTGCCCCCTGATACTCAAATGACTGTTCCCTAAAAATGCTCATTTACACGGGCGCCTTAGTAATGACGCCGACAGATTGCAGCGTGCCGGAAAATGTTGTCTCGCCGTTGTATGGCGCGCCGATTTGAAAGCCTGACTGGAATTGGAAGTCACCATCCAGGGTGAACAGCCCGCCAATGGTGATTGTCATTGTTTCCTGCGTTCCTGTGAACGCCATGTCGGAAAGCGTGGTGGCCTTCAAAACACCGTCGAGCGCAATCGTAACCATCTGGCTGTTGAAAGTGGCGTCCAGCGTGGTCATCCACCCGCTGTCACCATCAGCCGTTACGTCTACCAATTCGCCCGCGAAAGATACCGTTTTTGTGCGCAACTCGTCTGCAAGGCTTGTCGCCCCGATTGCAATGAGTACAGCGCGACCGTTTGAAGCTGGCATGGGTTAGATCCTTTTAGGGTTAAGCTTTGCAAACTCATATCACGGTTTTGCAAAGTTGCAAAGTGCTATGCTACTTCGTCAAGGGTCACGCGGTATAGCGAAACAAAACGCCGCGTGTTTCCATCATCAGACCAGCCAAGTGACATAGTTTCAAACTCCGTGTCCACCCACACGATGCCCGTTCCGGTCAGGCCGTACCACTCCAGCGCGTCCCGAACTTGCGATGATAGCGCCGCAATAGCCTGTTCGCTGGATTGGCCCGCTGTGGATCTCGCGTATCCGTCAATCTGCACCACGAATTGCGAACCGCGCGTGCCGGACGTGTTGAACGGCGATTCCGTAGCCTGAACAATCACGACATAAGGAAACGGCGTGTTGATTTCGCCCTCTGAATTTTGCGGGGCTTTTGGCGACCACACATCAGCCGTTAGCTGCGCATCAAGCCGCGTGTATAGCGCTTGCCGCAGGTTGCCCCATGTTGGTGCCGTCATCTGAGCGATCCCCTTAATGCCCTTTCCAGTCTGGCAATATATTTTGGCGTGATCTTTTCAATCGCTGGGACCCATGCGGGGCGAGGATCAATACGCCCACTTCCAAATTCAAGGACAGCCGCATAGACCAAATCACTGCCAACCGTTGCAGACATAGGGCCGGTCTTGTCGAATATAACGCTGCCAGCAAGCCGACCTGTGTCTGACGCTGGTGCCTCTTTCGCTTCGCCGCTGGACGCTTGATGCTCAACCCCGCCGCGAACGTATATGCGCCCCGTTGCTGGCCCGTCCTGAATGCGCTTCACAATGTCGCCGCGCAATTCCATAGCCGTGCCTATCACCGCAACACCTACCGCCTCTTGCGCCTCTGCGCTGGCCCTGCGCAACGCGGCCTGAAGCTCTGCCATGCCTTCAATCTTTAGCTCTAGGCTCATACCGCCACCCCAAAAATACAAAAGACTGTTGACCTGTCGGGCTTGCAATGCAAGTATGTTTCAGGATCAATTTTTATGGAAATATTATGGCCCGGATTGACGGACAGACTGCGCAACGCAACATCAGAATAATGACCGCCAGAGTTGAGGGGAAAACTCTTGATTACATTGCTCAAGCCAATGGGATAACCCGCGAACGTGTGCGCCAGATACTTCGCCGCCAGATTGATTACTTGCAAGAAACGCCTGCACGGGCGCAAGAGGATGAACGGCTTCGCAAAATTGCCGCGCTTTACAAGACGCAAAAGCAACCGAAAACATGCCAAGACAGTGAAGCCATAGAACTTGCAGTTAGCATTCGCGCTCAGAATGTGTTGAAACACGGCCTTGCTGGCGTGACTATTAAGGGGCTTGCAAGTTACCCTGACAGCTTTTTTCTTAGCATACCCAGCTGCGGTCGCAAAGTTCTGAAAGAAATACGCGATGCCGCAAGTGATATTACTTTGGGCCATTAGGTTGCCACTCCAACTTCCGCGCTGATTTCAAGCCACTTATCGTCAAAATCCACGTTGTTGATAAACCGCACCTGATACGCGCGCCCACGCACAACGGCACGGTCAACCTCAGTTAGGTCTGCGAAGTATCGCACCACAACCTTATGCGTAGATGTTGCCTCTGTGCGCTGAGACTGGAAGCGCTCCCCACCAGACATAGGCTTAACCATCGCCCGCGTAGGTGCTCCAGTGATAGCGGCCCATGCCTCAGCAAAGCCGCCTGCGCCGTCTGGGGTGCGCGTCAGGCGTTGAAATGTGACAGGCTCCCGAAGCATACGCGCGTTGTATTTGGAACAACAGCCTACCACGCCAGTTCATCCATGCGCCGATAGGGTGCCAGCATATGCCGCGCTTCATTGGTCATGCCAGAACAGCCGTCATAAAGCTGCGTGACGTACATGCGGATAGCCTCAAGGATCGGCGCGGGAATACTGCCCGATCCGTAGCCCGCAACATAGGTGATCTGCACCGCGTCTTGCGCGCGCATGTCAGTGGGGAACGTCACGCCTTCGTTGAGGTAGATCCGCCCGCTTTGCAGGTCAACCCGATAGCCTGCGCTGTCAAACGTCCGTGAATTATTGCCCCGGTCAAACGTCACCACGCTTGTGACAGATTGCAGCGGCGGGAATGCTACGTCAAACGTATCACCGCCGCCCAGAATATAGGGCCGCGATCCGGTGTGAACTCCAGGCCCCAACGCCAGCAGCCTATCGTCACCGCCGCCCTGCACAAAGCCATCAGCTTTGAATACAAACGTCTCGGTCAAGATCGCCGTGCGGGTATATTGCTTTACCGCCTCAGTCGCGCTTGTGACATAGGCCGCTATGATGTCGTTGTCGCCATCGCCATCAACGCGCAAAAACGACTTCATCAGCGCCGCGCTAATTGCAGGGCTGTCATTTGATAAGGTGATGTAGGCGGATTTGCGATTGTATCTCATGGGATGCCCCTATGCTTATTAAAGGGGCCAGCCGTGGCCAGCCCCTCGATAAACTTAGGTTGCGGCGGTGCCTGCGTCGATTGACGCAACGCCCATTACCGCGCCCATGCGCTTGATGGCAGCCACACTGACAGCGGCGTCTGTGCCGGTTGTGCCTGTGGCTGTCATGCGGACATAACGCTTGCCGCCGCGATAGCCGATGGAGCCAATCAGCTTGTTGTCGTCGGTGTCTGCCGTAACAGTCAGCGCCGATTCCAGCCCGATCAGATCACTATCAGAAACCGCAGTTGCATCAGCCGACGCCGTACTGTCGCTTTCTTCCATTTGGAAAGCAAACCCACCAGCCGCGCCTGCATCGGTCACAACGCCAGTGGCGACTGTAAACGTGACAGCCTCCCAGCCCTGCATGTCGATCCATGGGCCGGATGCCTTTGCGGTGCCGGACAGAACAGCGCCCAGAGCAAGCCCATAT